GTTCTTCTTGAGATGGTAAATCTTTGACCTCGTGTCCGAAAGCCTGTGCGTTTGCTGCGTATATCTGATTGAGTATATTGGCAACTCTAGGCGCGTCTGCTCTAGTCTCAGGAGTATCGTGTAGCCTGATTCCTGCCGCTCTGAGTTCTTCGGGTTCAGGCATATCCTGCACATGGTCGATTCCAAGCGATTGAGCAAGTACAGCGTTGCTGAAAGCGTCTTTTGCTCTAACGTGATGCGCTACATTTTTGTTTGCTTGGTGCTGTCTGTAATTACCAACTCTACCTGAGTGGCTCATAAAGAGGTCAAGACCCCTACCTTCCTCAGCATCGTCGCCGTATCTTTGTCCAAAGAAGTGATGTAGTTTACCTACCGTACTGGCTCTACCTTTTTGTTTACCTTCTTCATCAAATCTCGGCATTCGATTTTCTCCGTAAACGTGCTGAAAAGACGGGTATCTCGATAGATACTGGCCTAGTTCTCTTATTCCAGCCTCACTGGTGAAATACGATTTGAGGGGTTTTCCATTCACTTCACCCTGCATTTGATTTATCATTCGCCTAGCACCAGCACTATCTACTACGAGATTATTTGCTATGGCGTCTTTGTCTTGACCTAACACTCTCATCATTTGCATGACGAATGAATCTACTGTCGCTCTTCTTGGTTGAGGGCTACCTTTGTATTCAGGAGAATGGTCTATTTGTGGTAGGTGGTATACGTTAGATTTGTGATGACCAGTTCCCCAAGACGTAATTCCTTGAAATGCTCTAGTATCACTGGCTCTACCTCCTAGTCTTCTAATCGAATCTCTATCTAGCATTCCGTCATCTCCCAACTGGCCGGATGGAACGCTATTTGCACCGAACTTCATTCCACCTTGACCGTCAGGTGTGAGGTAAAGTCTGTGTGGTTTAACGTAGGGCTTCCTCACCCAACTATGCTGTTGAGGATTAGGATGTCCTGCTTCAGCCATAATTTGCCCAAGTTCCTCATTGAAGGGTATTGCATAGGACTCTAAGAAAGTCCCATATCTGTGGCCATCTCCGTGACTATTGGTGTAAGTTGTAATTAGACCGTGCTTGTTGCGATTGCTTCTCGCTTCACCGTCTTGCTCTCCTAATCTTCCCAAATTGATTTTTCTCCAATCTAAAGAATCTATATTTGGTAAGTGGTTATTCTCGTTATGTTTACTATTGTGCAGTTCTATAGCACGTTGAACTATTTGTTGGCCGGGGATATTGACGCCCGCTTGTAACATGGATTGACCAACGGCTCGTATCACTCCGTCAATCCCATGCATGTGGTGAGAACCCGATTCATCGACATAGATTTGCTCTCCATGAGAACCTTGTTGGAATTGCCCCGGAAAGACATGACCGACTCCCGGCATTCCTGTTTCACCTTCACCATGCGCCCCAGTGTGGGCAAAAGCAGGTATATCCATTTCATCAGGTGCTCTAATCGCTTCAGGAGGCGGATGCCTAACTTTGTGTAAAGCCCCTCCATACATTACAAAATTACCATCACCCTTACGAAGCAATACTGCCTTCAGTATCAGGTCTGTATTCAAGGTGTTCTACCTCCCTTGCCTGTCAAGTGGTCAAGGGGATTAACGCCGAAAGTCCTAGGGTCATTGTTCGCATCTTCTGTAGCACCCTCAGGTCGGGTTGTTTCTTTTGTCGGGGCATTGTTATGCCTCGGTAAACTGCTACCTGCACCACCAGTATCTCTCGTTCCCATTCCCTTTTTCTTGCTTTCTTTTCGTTTCAGCGCTCGCCTCGCCTCATTGATTAGTTGTCTTAGTTCTGCCGTATCATAATACGTCATCCCTCTTTTCTGCAAATCGCTACCATCCCCCACTTCGCTGGTCATAACCATCGATGGGCCACCTTGTACTGATGCTGATGGCATTCTACTAGGAGCGTACTGCGCTCCGCCCGCCATACTTTGTCTTGCATATCCTGATTGATATTGAGGTGAAGGAGTCACTGGCATACGAGGTGCTCTCGGCATCGTTGGTCTTCTGACACCCCTCGCTGGCATCAATCTAGGACGGGTCGGCCTTCTGATTGCAGGTCTCCTAGCGAGTGCCGCCTGTCCGGGCAATTGCCTCAAAGCGCCTCCTCCAGTTGTACCTGCTCTAAATGAACGTGCTCCGAATCTCTGAGGTATTGATGTCGGTGACCTGATGTTTCCGAGCCTCCTCTGAGCCTCTTGCTGACCTAGGTACTGCCTGTATCTTCCTATGTCTTTAGAAGTAGGTTGCTTGTTTCTACCAACTGTGCGGTGTCCCATTTCTACTGATAAGTGCGCTCTACCAAGTCCAGTTCTCTTGCCTCCTTTGATTCCTCTCATTCTCGCCTTGGCTCTCCTGTTAGTAGCGCCTGATATGTCGAATCCTCCGGGCGGCTTCTTGAACATTCCAGTAGATGGTCTCCACTTCTTTCTTTCTTCCTTCTTTGCCTTCTTTTCTTTCTTCTTAGACTTCTTCGATTTAAGAATCTCAGACCAAGCATTATCCATTGGTTCTCCAGTTCTGACTTCGGGATAGTAGCCCTGCATAGTCAGGTACTTGTCTCGCTCTTTCGGTGGTATGTCGACTTCGCCGGGTTTGTCCATCGTGGGATGTATGTTCTGCTCCATCTCGCGTATTTGACTCATGAGTCTCTCACGTTCTTCATCAGGTAGATTTGAATTATCGATGGGAGGCATGTTTGGACTCATGTCCATACTAGCGTCTCCGGGTATCATTGGTTGACCATAAGGCATTGTTGGGTCACCTATGATTGGTTCTTCGGCCTCCATTGGAAGGTCATTTGGATTGAATGGAGTTGGTTTTGTTTTCTCGCCCGTAGGAATTACGCTTGGTTTCGGTACTGGTTTCTGCAATTGCCTGACCTTGCCGAATCTCATTGTCCTAGGAGGTGCTCTGCTGCTTGTGCCTCCGGTTCTTCTTCTTGGGGCTGCTTTGAGAATCTCAGACCAAGCATTATCCATTGGTTCGCTTGAGTACTTGTAGCCCTCCACTCCCTCTCCACCTGCAAAACCCGGCCCTCTTGCTTGCATTGCTAGGCTGGTCAGTGCACCGAAGTTACCACTAGTTCCTGTTTGCAATGAAGGCTCTCTATCTCCTTCCCTAGGATTGAATCTTTCATCTTCTTCTTCATCATTCTCAGCAATGTCTTTTGGTGAAATGGAAATATGTTTGAGATTTTTCATCTCATCTGCTCTCTCTTTGCGTTGCTTCTTTTTCTTGTCAGCCAACTCATCTCTGTATCTTGGGTCTTCGACTCCGGTGTATGTAGATTCATCTTCATTATTCGCACGATACATATGCGAAGATTCACTACGAGGCGTATACATACGAGTATCAGAAGAACGACCCATCATAGTGGAAGATTTCTTGATGTATATCTTACTCATGAGTGATTCACCCCAGCATAGTCGCAAGCAATCGATAGGACTAATTCGCCCAACGAATCGTAGAATCTACCAACAGATGTAGGTTGCTCAAATCTACTTTTCATATACGAGCAGTATTCCATGAACTCGTAGCAAGACTCTCTTATGGATTCTCTAAGAGGAATGACATCTTCAGGCTCATCGGTTTCTGATATAGCCTTCATTGAATCTATCACTTTAAATAGACTGCTTCCCGATACAACAGTTCCATCGGAATGGTGTAGAGATGCGTTTGTTGAATGAATCTTAGCGTGTTTTTTGAAAACCTCGCAAACGTTGATACAATAATCAAAGAAGACAGGGTGATACACTTCATCCATGTCTTCTCCCAAACAGTAGGCTCGATATCCGGGATGGCCGGATTGCATTAACTCTCCAAGCGGTATCATACCTCTTCCCCCATTTCAGCCTGTAATTTCGATTTAATTCTCTTCCAACTCTCAGGACTTTCTTTTGCTATCTCCACTTGAAGAATGTTGATTGTCTGATTAACTTGAGAGCCTTCACCTGAACTGCCCCAAGTCTCCTGTACCTTGGTGAGGTCTTTGATTGTCTCGCGAACTTCTTTGTGTAGAGTAACCGCTTTTCTGACAAAACCATCGTCATGCACATCCCCCTCATCCATAAGTTCTGTTAGTTTTCCGTTTAATTTACCTACATTGTCTCTAAGGACATTTATTTCATTACCCACTGTTATTGCAACTTCTGTTGCCGCAGACCTTTGGACAAGGGGTTGAAAATGGTGTTTCATGTGATGATATACAGTTGATTCTTTAATTCCCACTTCTTCTGCTATTGCGTCAGACTCGCTACCATCAGAGAAAAATCTCTCTTCGTATTCGCTTCTTTTTTCACTTGTGCAAAGCACACAGGATGGGTTTGCTGCCATGTGATACTGACCCATGTGATTCCTGAAATGACGGTCTGCTGTATTGGCTCTCCAACCCATATCTTTGTCTATCTGAGTACATGACATTTCGCCATTGGTAAGCGCCTCTTCGAGACTCTCCCTGATGTCGCTTTGACAAAAGGAGCAAGACCGTTTCATTACGGGCTGGCGCTCATCCATGCAGGATGCCACTGCGTATCGCTTAATCAGCCTTCTCTAAAGACCGCGAGTTATTCGCTGATAAATCTGAGTCAAGACAACAAAGGAGACAAAGATACCAACCATGTAAATGCTCATCTCGCTTTGAGTAATTTCGTCGTTCTTGAAAGTGATTATTCCCATAAAAATTAGAATAGCGCTAATTAGTTGAACCATCACCATATCGACTATGATTTGTCTTTTTGGAGCAAAGAAATGCATAGATAAATCAGCAACTTGGCTCGGTACGATATTGTTTAAGTTTGCTCCACCTTTCATCATTATGCTCTACCTCCAAATACTAAGTTTCTCATAAATGAGCCACCAGCCTCTGCTGCATTGGTCATCATTCCGGGGTCCATCATTGCATTTTGCAACTGAGCCTGTAGCATACTATTGCTCGCATTTTGCATTGTCTGCATCTTAATTGCGTTCGCTTGATTGATAATTTGAGTTATTTGGGCATTCATTGCCGCCAATTGAGCGCCTACGTTTTCAGAACTCATTGTTTGTAGTTCGGTAGGTAAAGACGAGACATCCAAAGCGAATGTTCCAGCATCCTCATCGAATGTGTAACTTGCGGTTTTCATTAGATTCAACATCGAGAAAGTGGTTATGGCACCGATTATTTCCAATAATTGAGTAAAAATTGGCGTTGAAAGAAATCTCTCTACGGGATATGCGTTATCGAGCATTGTCATTAGTATCTCTGTATCACTCGGTGGTAGTATTGCTTGTTGCTGATACGGGTCTTGACCTGTAAATCCTGCAAATGCAGAACTCAGTGCAGAAGGGTGTTGTTGTTGTGAGTACCCATTGTACGTTTGCTGAGGCGGTTGCATGTTAGACATCGCATACGGACTAGCGGCATTTGTTAATGGTGCTCCCGATTGGCTGAGATTTAAACTCAGTCCGCTATTTTGATTAGGATAATTCATGGTCATTGTTGTCCCTCCGACTGTATTTCCGGTACAACGGGAAGGGGTGGGGCGCTTTGATGCTGTTGGTGCATGGCCGCTTGCTGTTTAAGCACATCTTGGAAGGCTGGAGTTGGATTTGCCATCTCCAATAATTCTTGCTTAAACATTCTATTATCGAAGGTAATTATCGTCAAATCATTCTCTTCAGTCTGTGGGTTAGTGTAGAATTGCACATTGATTCCCTTAGATTTACGAGCGTCTCCCATTATTTCCGCGAAGAAAGACTCATATTTTGTTACCATAGGATGTGGTGGTGGAGGTGCGGCAACAGCAGTGACGGGAACACTAACAATACTAACCCCTTTCTTGATTTTATCTCTAAATCTACTAGGTCTCATTTCATTTTCCCGTTCCTCTTCGGCTTCCCATTTACATAGTAAATGATAGAGATGTAGGTGTTCAGGGCAGTATGTTGCTCTGAGTTTTCTACCACTTGTCACCCCTTCTCTCGCTACGAAGGCTTCAGGCTCACCAGTAACTGGATTTTGCCAATACAATTCCCAAAGACTCTTTCCAGTATCTTCATCACAAATCTTAGCATATAGATTGTCGTGCTGAATTAACTCCATCACGTTACACCCATCAATAGCGCAAACTGCTGTATCCTTAGTATATCTGAATGGGCTACCGAGCCATCTTCTTGGGTCAAATATAGACCTTTTAGTCGGTTTAAGCAATCTGTAGGCTTGTCTAATGTCTTTCTTTCTTGCTTTTCTAGGGTCAGCGTGCCTCGAAGGATAGAAATTAACTTTAGGAACTTCTATATTTTTCTCAACAGCCATTCTCTGCATTTGTTGTTGAGCCGCTTGTTGCTCTAATAGAGCACCATGAGTAAATTGCGGATTACCTTGTTGTGATAGCGCCATCAATGTGGCGTCGTTTACTGTGCTTAAGTTAGGCTGTTGTTGTTGGTAAAATGGGTTCAATGCGCTCATCACCATATTAGACCTCCTGAGGCGTTACGATTATGGACATTTTGCCATTTTCGGCCTGAATACGCCATTCTAACTTACTACCTGACTTCAAACCAAACTGGTCAACAAGCCACATTGGAACAGTAGTTCTGAGAGAATTGCTACCGCCAGTAGATACCAAAGATGTAGTCGAACTGCCCTTCACCATAACCAGCCCAAGAAGTGTTTAGTCAAAAAGGTCACTCATGAGGTCAATAATCAATCATGTCCATTAGAGCCTGTTCGACGTTCCAACCTATTCTTGTCGCCATGAAGTTTCTCTGAGTTGGTATACCTGCCTTTTGCAGTCGTATCAAATCTTCCCTAAATGGGTCGAATATCTTGTGTTCGGCTATTCTTCCCTCTCTCCATAATTGCGCCGCTTTGTTATCAAAGAATCTATCCGCCTTGTTTGCTACTAGTAACACTAACCTTGGTGAGTAACTCTTTCCTTTCCACCAACTCTTCATGTTTCTATATCTGTATTCTCTATGTATTAGAGCGTCTACCAAAAACTTGAACCCTCCTATTTGGTCAATTCCTTGACCTGTGAATGCTCTATCATCAAACATGAATACGACATATTCACATTGCCTATTGACCATGTCGTCTATCCATAGATTCCAAAATCTCTCTTCTCCGCCTATATCAGAAGAATGCACAACTCTCCTTTCGCCTTGGTATCTAAGTCTCTTTCTTGTTGGTTTAGGTAACATATACCTTGTTAGTATCTTGAAATGGTCTGTTCTTTCTTCAATAGGTATCTCTTCCATTTCTCCGGGAGTAGTCATATATCTATCAAGAGTGGTCTTCCCAACCATACTAGCGCCGTAGATACCTACACGTCTAGATTTCCAGTTGTTGTATATTTGCTTCCCCCATAAGGCTGCGCCGACCAGCGCACTTCCCGCCATTGCTGCCATGAGGCCATCAACTCACTATGTCTACTAGCCAGTTACCAAAATCTTCTATTTGACCATAAAGCCATTCAACTGTAGATTCCCAAAGGCTGTAACTACTGTTCGCTTCTATTGCAGATACCAATAGAGCAGAGCCGACGGACAACAAGATAGTCCTAATCCAACCGATACCCCATTCGTAGGTATTATCGACAGTGTTTGCTAAATGCATTGCTCGCAATGTCTCTTCGACAGAGTCATCTTGAACGTTACGAAATAATCTAATTGGCGAGGGTATGAGTTGTCCGGGCAGCACCATCAGTTATCCCCACGCTGGGACTTATACCTTAAATCCGGCGTTCCATCTTTCTTCAATGGGACACTAGATTGATTTTCCATCATCTCATCAGCCATTGTATTAAGCGCACCTAAGTTTAGAGGCTGTTGACTCTCAGCATTATGGAGCGGAATGCCCGGATTGAATGTATTATGATAATCTACACCTGTGCCTGATACATCCCCATTGTTGTAGTTAGGAGTTATTCTCGACGGGTCTTGCTGTAAGAGTCTCAATTCGTTTTCCAACTGCATTTCTTGCACTCTTAGTTCTAAATCAAGTCTTCTTTGGTCGAAATTAGTCTGTTGCATTCTAAATTGCTCTTGCCTTGCTCTTTGCATTTCAGCAACCTGCACTCTCTCCTTCATATTTTGCTCAAAGAACATCTTGAAGATGTAGTATGCTATGGTTTGCACGGCAAGTGCTCCCATTGCGTATGTCATTCCATTTATTGTTGAATCCGCGTCGTTACCACTAGGTAACCAAAGACCAGCACTGAATACTCCAACTGCTACCCCCACAAGAGCAGATTGAGCGAGTATTAGCCCTGTCATCTTCATTTCATCTGTGTCGCTCATAGTTGTGACCTCGCCTTAGCCCACTAGGGAGGTCATCTTAAGCATTCTCTTTCCGATTATTCTTCTTTCTTGTCTATACTAGTAGATTATATTCTAGTCGTATAGAATAATACTAGGAATTATCGGACAAACACCATCTTACTCAACTTATGTGGCGCCCAAGCATCGCATACATGGTCAGCACGACAGATGAAGTCGTACCATTCGCAGTATCCGGTCATTGGGTCTTTCGTAGCACTTGAGTTCCAAGCCTTGCAGTTGCCGCACTTCTTGCCTGTCGTGGCCTTGCGGTAGTTAGGCGCATCGCTTTTCGCCATCACAATCCATCCATCAGTATCACATCACCGTACTTGTGCATCTTGATGTTGCTCATGGTCTTGAGCACGGCCTTGCACTTCTCCTTGGATAGCCCGCTTGCCTCGCAGCACTTATCCAAGCCAGCCGCTCCGCCCTCGTCCTTCAGGCACTGGATAATCTTCTTTTTCTCCTCAGCCATGTCATCCTTGAGTATTCCCCATGCGTCGTCAAATATTCTCATTAGCAGTTCCACCTTTTGAGTGCAGCACCCTTTGGTGTGAGTTTGCCGTCCTTGCTAGTTGGCCCCTTGCTGCCACTCATGCGAGCGCAGAATGACTTGCGCCTCTTGGCTCTCTTGCTTCCGGGCTTAAGTTTGGACGGTTTTGTGGTGACTGGCGGTTTCAGATTAGCGCCTGTCTCCCTCTTGAACTTCGCACGACCCGCCGCATTGAGACCACCCTTTCTGTGGTGTCTTTTCGGATTGTACCCATGAAAGGGCTTTGATTTCTTCTTGGCTTTTTCAAAATAATCATCTAAAAGAGCCATTGACGCTTGCTGCATTGGAGTACAACACTCACAGGTTTTTATTATCTCATCATTCATATTACTGCCACCATTTTTACTATTGTCGGCTTACCGCCTACTCCCTGCTTCTTCGCTCTTTTTCTTTGCGTTGCTGCTCTCTTCTGTCCACTCGACATACTTCCAGATGTCTTGGGAGTTTTGCTTGATACTTTGACTGATGGACGGCATTTCGGATATCCTTTGCCACTTAATTTCGCCTTGCTCCTGCCACAAGGGGGGTGTTTGCCGTCTTTTCCGGTTCTCGACACGTCCACCCATTTTTCCTTGAACCATCGATTCAAGTTCTTTACCACTAACGTATTGTGGCAGGTGCACCTTGTCATTTCTTTTTCTTCCCCCTAAACTTACCTCGACAATACTGTACGGCCCATCCGTTAGCATAGGCAGATGGGTACACTTTGAACTTCCGTTTTGCTGCGGCTTTACCAGCCGGGCATAATTTCTTCCAAACAGCATCCATTCCGACGCAATGTCCACACTCACAGGTCATCTCACTCTCACCCTCCGAAGTGTGCCTCTGTTTTTGAAATGTCTTGCCCGGTTCGCGTGCTCCCCTT